AGAACCATCCTTTAGCAGATATAAGAGCACATGAGAATGTTGGATATCTTTCTAGCGATGGAAGAAAACATAATTCATATCAATGTGGTGTACCTGCACGTTTGATTGAAGATTCATTTTGGTTGGCATGGGTATTAAGATTGACGCATGAACATTGGGGGAAAGGAAGAAATCTCCGTGAGTTCAAATTAAAGAATTGGCCTGGTTATTTTGACAAATATGACCTATGGACTAACTTTGCATATAAAGGAGATGACAATCCTCCGCATAATCATTCAGGGTTTCTATCAGGTGTGATCTACTATAAGAATCATAATCACCCAACTAAATTCTTTGATCTTGGTTGTGAGTATGAAGGAAAGAATGGAACTATGATTATGTTCCCTAGTGATGTAGTACACTGTGTAATGCCATTTCAAGAAGATAAAGAAAGAATAACTTTAGCATTTAACATTGCAGAGACTGAGTTAGTGAGTAAGAACGGATATCAATACTCTGTATAAACTGTCTAAATAACTACTGACTTCGTATATTGTCAGTAAATGGTGGAAGCACTGTCCTTTAAGGACATTAATATTACTTTTAAAAAGCATCCTGTTACTAATGACTTAGTTGTTAGTAGGGATGCTTCTGCTGTTAAACAAGCAATAGTAAATTTGCTATTGACAAATAAAGGTGAGAAATTATTTAATCCTGACTATGGTTCAAACATAAGGAAGTTCTTATTTGAACCATTGGATTATGCTACTGCTGCACAAGTCAAAACAAATATAGAATCAACAATAGGAACTTACGAACCTAGAATTGCCATTGAAGATTTAAGATGTATACCAAATTTTAATGATAATGGTTTTGATGTTGAGATGACTTATACATTAAGAGGTGTAGACACACCACCAACCAACATACAGTTCTTCCTAGCTAGGACGAGATAATGCCATACACCCAGTTAAACAATTTAGACTTCATTGATATTAAGACAGCTCTCAAAGACTATATGAGAGCACAAACAGACTTCACTGACTACGATTTTGAAGGATCTGCTTTAAGTCAAGTGTTGGATGTATTGGCATATAATACGTACTACACAGCGTTCAATACCAATATGGTAGTGAATGAACTATTCCTTGATTCAGCGTCTCTAAGGGATAACGTAGTCTCTCTAGCAAAGCAACTAGGGTATTCTCCCAAATCAAAAACTGCTGCTCAAGCATTAATCAATCTAAGTCTTACCTTTAATAATAATGCTCCTGTATCTGTCACTATAAAAGCAGGTAGTGGATTTGTTACTAACTATGATGGTAGTTTATATCGTTTTATTGTAACAGAAGATTATAGAGAGACTGTTAGTAACGGTACTGTATCGTTTGCTAATTTACCTATTTACGAAGGATCTCTTATTCAGACAAGGACATCTGTTGATTCTAATGCAAAAGGTCAAAGATTTATTATTGATAACCCATCTACTGATATCAATACACTTAAGGTAAGGATTTACGAATCTGCTAATACAACACAGTCTGAACTGTATATCAAAGCAAATAATATATTAGATGTCAATTCAGATGATAAGGTATACTTTGTAAATGAAATAGAAGATGAGAAATATGAAATCTTTTTTGGTGATGGTGTATTAGGGAAAAAACTTGAGGATAATGAGGTTGTTGAACTGAGTTCTGTTGTAACGAATGGTAATATTACTAATGGAGCATCAACCTTTAGATTTAATGGAACTATTGTAGATGAAACCAATTCAGTAATACAAGTACCATATAATGTAACAGAATTGACAGTTATACAAAATGCTAGTGGTGGAGCAGACATTGAGAGTATTGATGATATTAAATACAATGCTCCTAAGTTTTATGGATCTCAAAATAGAGCAGTAACTTCAAATGACTTTGCTTCTATAGTTAGAAACATATATCCATCTGTTAGTGACATTATAGTATTTGGTGGTGAAGATCAAGTACCACCTGCATACGGTAAAGTATTCCTTTCAATTAAACCAACAGATGCACCATCAATATCATCTTATACCAAGAATGAATTAACAGATGAATTGAAGAAGTATACTGTTGCTTCAATTAAACCAGAATTTATTGATCCATCTATTTTATATGTTGAGTTAAATAGTAAGATATACTATAATTCTACAAAGAGTAAATTACTTCCTGCTGAGATGGCAGCAAAGGCTGCCACTGGGATTCAGCAGTATCTACTATCTTCTGGCACAGAAAAATTTAAAGGTAAATTTAGATATAGTAAATTTATCAGTGTTATTGATAGCGTAGATCGTTCTATCAATTCAAATGATACTAGTATTACTATAAGAAAGGATTTTATAGCACAGATAAATTCATCTTCATATTATGAAGTATGTTATCAAAATCCTTTCCTTGTAGATTGTGATAATCCTGTTGTATCATCTACTGGTATGACAGTCTTTGAGTATCCTAATTACACATCATACCTTGAAGATAGAAAAGGTAAAATAGTCCTATATAGACTAGATTCCTTAAGTGGTGAAAAGGTTCTATTGAATGATTCAATAGGAACTGTTGATTATACTAAAGGTGAAATACAACTTTATGACTTCACTATTTTAAAAAGCAGTTTTTCTGATAATCGTGTTGAATTGCGAGTAAAACCTGCTAATAAAGATATTGAAGTAAAGCGTGAGGCATATCTAGATGTAGATGTGTCAAATAGTAAATTCGTTGCGTATAAAGAGTAGTGCCTAAATCTGCGAATAAAGTCTCAACTTTAATTGAGTCACAATTACCTGATTTTATTAATGAGGAGTATGAACTGTTTTCTAAGTTCATACAGAAGTATTATGAGCAGCTTGAGATTCAAGGTCAACCATTAGATATTGTCAACAATCTTACAACTTACCGTGACATTGATTTCTATGAGAAGAATCTATTAGTACAGGGTACTACACTTAATGGATTGGTACTTGATTCAGATACTACTATTACTGTAGATGATGCTACTTCATTTCCAGAGCAAGGTGGATACATTAAAATAGATGATGAAATATGTTTCTATACTAGTAGAACAAATACAGAATTTTTAGAAGTTAGTCGTGGAGTAAGTGGTAATAGTACTTTAGGTGATCTTTATGAGAAGAGTACTTTTATTACTACACAGTCTGCAAGTCATGTAGATGGATCTACAGTAAGTAATATCAGTAATCTATTCTTATATGCATTTGTAAAGAGTTTTGAAAAGCAGTATCTGTCTGATTTTCCAGAAGAGTATTTAAAAGGTAATGTAGATAAGAGAACTCTTATTAAAAATATTAGTTCTTTTTACCAATCAAAGGGAACAGACAACTCAATCAAATTTTTATTTAAGTGTTTAGTTGATCTTGGTGGAACAAATCCTGAAGTTGCATACCCAAGAGATTTTACTTTAAAACCTTCAGAATCTAATTGGGTACAATCATATTCAATTAAAGCAAAAGTTGTTTCAGGAACACCAACTAATCTAATTGGTAAGAAGATAGTACAGGATATTGAAGGTTCTTATGCATCTGCTGTAGTTGATAACGTTAGATATTCTGGTAAGTTTGATGGTGAGGAGTTATATGAGATTATTCTTAATGAAGCAACTGTAAATGGAGAGTTTAAGATTGCTTCACGAACAAAATTAACTAAAGAAATTAATAATTCTCTTAGTATTGGTGGTAGAGTTAATGTTTTTTCCACAATTGCATGGGATTCTAAAGGAAAATTTAATATAGGTGCTGAAACCATAACATATGAAAATAAAAATGTAAATCAATTCGTAATAAAAACTAGATCAGGCACTGGAACTTACCCTATTGGTACTTCTGTAACATATGGAGCTAATGTTGGTACTGATGATGTTGATCTATTAGTCTATGGTGTCCTTTATAATGTAGAACCTAGCACAAAAGTACCATATTCAAATCCAAATGATGTTATTGAAATATCAAAACCTGGATTTATTACAAATGATGTAAAGATTGTTGATGCACAGAATAACAATAGATGGGTATTCAGTAGTACAGATCCTCAAATTGCTAGTGTTGCTGATTTACCTTCTAATGTTTCAGCAATATATCAAGATGGTGAAGGGTATTATATTGCTTCTTCAGGATTTCCATCACATGCTATTGGAACAGGAACACCACCTACAGATTTACAAGATCAAAAATTATTAAAGATAATAAGAAAAGATGCTATCTCAATTACTGAGACATATGAGACTAAGTATAGGGATATTGGTATTGCAATTAATGGTGTACCTTTTGTAAGTTATAAGGATGAAGATGTAGTTTATAACGGTCCACTACAAAAAATTACTGTGGGTAATAGAGGAAATGGTTATAGCAAAGCACCATTTGTATTAATTAATGGTTTTCCAAACAAAGCAACTGCTAAACTTGCTGGACAAGTTGTTGAATCTATAAGTATTGAAGATGATGGTAATTATACCGAGAATCCTACTATTGAAATTCTATCTGGTAGAGGTGCTCTTCTAACACCAGTTGTTACAGCAGGTGAAGTAACAAGTATTACAATTAATGATTCTGGTGAGTATTATTCATCACCACCTATTATTAGGATAACTGATGGTGCTGGAAAAGGAAGGTTTGCAGATTTTACTGCTGAAGTATCAAATACAGGAGAAATCACTGGATTTGTTAAAAACAATGGTGGAAGTCTTTACACACAGAATAATATATCATTAGAAGTGATTCCTGTTGGATCTAGTGCAACTGC